CTAATGACACCCTTAGTGGTCACAGACTGGACCTATACTATAATGTCTAATGGTCGTTACAAATTGGTCTATCTCAAATACATTGAAGATGTCAATGACAGCATAGGTGTAATAAAAGAATGGTATCCCACAGAGATCATAACCTCTACTGTGGATCATAGAACACGTCAGGTCATTGACTACCAAGTAGAACCCAACCCATTTAATGATATCCCAGCCATTTGCAGTTACAATCAGAAAAGCCCAGTAAGAGGTATTGGTATTAGTGATATCTCAGACATTGCTATGGCACAGAAAACCATATACAATCTCACATCTGAAGTTGAATCAAGTATTCGTATCAACGGACATCCCACATTGGTCAAGACAGCAGGATCAGAAGCATCTGCAGGTGCAGGTTCAGTTATTCAAATTGAAGACAATCTTGATCCAGGTTTGAAACCCTATATGTTAGCGGTGTCAACTGACATCAACTCAATCTACACTGCCATTGAACACACCACCGCAGTCATAGACAAGATGGCCAACACTGGTAGTATTAGAGCCACTGAAAGCCGCAGAATGAGTGGCGTGGCACAACAGCAGGAGTTCGAATTACTTAATGCCAAACTAAGTGAGAAAGCAGACAACCTACAACTCACAGAAGAATCTATATGGCAATGGTATGCCTACTATCAAGGTCTCAACTGGTCAGGCAAGATAGACTATCCAGACTCATTTGCCATATCAGACACCAGTCAAGAGATACAACAACTACAAATGGCCAAGAACACAGCCACTGATCCTAGGGTCCTAGCCAAGATTGATCTACATATCCTAGAGTTCTTGGGTCATGAAGATGCTGAAGCCATACTTGGTGAAGTTGAAACTGTCAGCACAGAACAGTTAGAACACCCTAGTCTAGCCACGCTGTCACAGTCAGAAAGATTAGCACACATACAGACCATGTTAATGGAAGGTTATTCAAATGCAGAAATCTTAGCACTACATCCTGAACTTGTTCTACAAGACATCATAGATGCTGGTGCAGCTGCCGCAAGAAACAACAACTAAGGAGACTACTATGGGAATGGGAAGAGGCCGTGGTCGTGGCAAAAAGCCACCAAAGCGTTGATTGGACTGCATACTTCGAGAGTATTCAACAAGAATGCCCTTGGAGTCTAGCAGCCTGGCGTAAGGGTGGTATTGACATAGTTGACTATGAGGGCACGAGATTGCCCCTAGGCGATTATTCTGCTAGAATGTATGTGATCTCAGCACCTGATGCCACAGTGGTTGCCATAGCACAGAGCATGGACTATGGTGATGCTGAGTGTGAGTGGTTGTTTTCATATCCAGGCTATGGAGACTATGCCACACCTGTAAAAGTGTTGATACAACAGAATAGACAGCAACTCAATAATCTAAGATCACAGTTAGGTGTGGAATAACTACATATAACAGCATTTTAGGTTAAATGCTATAAATAAATTTTACAAAATAACTCTAAGAGAGGTGATGCAACAATGTCAGATAATACATTGGTGAACGAGGCAACTGAGGCCACAGACGTTAATTCTGGAACACAGGCACAAGTGGCAAAGACTTATAGTCAAGATGAAGTAGATGGAATGATGGCCCGTATGAAGGGGTCGTTGCAAAAGAAACTTCTCAAGCCCTACGAAGATCTAGGTGACCCTGATGAACTCCGTTCAATTAAAACTGATTGGGAAAAGAAGCAACAGGAACAGCAGGTCAAGAAGGGAGAATTTGAAAAAGTTCTACAAGACTTGGCCGCTAAAAAAGACGCTGAAATCTCAAAGAGAGACAGCATCATTAAGGAATACAAGGTCAATAGTCCTTTGCTCAGTGCCGCTGCCAAATATCGTGCTGTGAACGCTGATCAAGTCAAGGCTTTATTGAGTCAAAGCGTACGTCTTAATGGTGAAGGTGAAGTAGAAGTAGTTGGGCAAGATGGCCAAGTTCGTTATTCGGACTCAGGTGCTGCCTTGCAAGTTGAGGACCTAGTGCGTGAATTTTTGGATTCGAATCCGCATTTTGTTTCAGCCACACCCTCAACTACAAATACCAAATCTAATATCTCCCAGGGAAGTCCGCAAAAACTAGATATAACAAGTCTGGATATGAATAATCCAGAACACCGTGCTTTATATAAAGAATATAGAAAAGTCAACGGTATAGCCTAACACAAGGAGATTATTATGGCTGTTTCAAATACAACAACCCTCAACGACCTGTTGCCAAGTATCGTTGCAGAGGCATTATTCGTGGCAAGTGAAAAAAGTATCATGCGTGGATTGGTTCGTAACTACACCCTAAACGCAGGACAAGGTAAGACTGTAACAGTTCCTATCTATCCAAAAGTTTCAGCGGCAGCATTGACAGAAGCAACTGCACCTTCAACTACCACTATCTCTACAGATGGTGCCACATTGACAGTTAGTGAAGTTGGTCTAACTGCCACTATCAGTGACTTGGCCATGATGGCTTCAGCATCAAATGTGGTTGCAGACATTGGTCGTTTATTTGGCGAAGCAGTTGCTCGCAAAATGGACACAGACCTAATGGCTCTGTTCATGAGTTTCTCTACCAACACACTTGGTGGCGTTACTACCACTGCTACTCCAGCATTGATTTTCCAAGCAATCGCTAAACTTCGTGCTCAAGGTTATGACACATCAAATGACTGTGCCATCGTTCTACACCCTAATGTGGCCTATGACATTGCAAGCACATTAACCAGCACTTTTGCTGCCCCAGCAAGCCAAATCGGTAATGACGCATTGCGTAACGGCTTCATGGGTATGTTAGGTGGTGTTCCAGTTTATCAGTCAAGCCTGGTGCCTCTGGAAACTGGCACTGGTGCTAGCGGTGACTATGCTTGTGGTATCTTCCACAAAGACGCCCTGGGTCTAGCAATGATGCAAGATATCAAGATTGAAACACAAAGACAAGCCGCTGTTCGTGGTTATGATATCGTTGGTTCAGCAATCTACGGTGTTGGCGAATTGTATGACAACGCTGGCGTTCGTGCAATATTTGACTCTTCAATCGAGTAATCAAAACAAATCCAATAATTTCTCATTTTGGATTGGAGAAGAGGCGTCACAAGCGCCTTTTCTTTTGGCAGTCATTTTGGTTAGATTGAACATTGACTAAATACGATAGATGTCGTATAATAATACTATGACGACAACAAAGGTAAATGGCAAAATGAAAACACAAATAGTTGGTAGATTTGAAAGCCCAGAAGCAATAGTTTTTGCTATTGGTAAAGAGTTAGAATTCAAAGGAATGAGAGGCTTTGAAGTAAAGTCTACTCCAAATGGCAGTGTTTATGTTAATTCAGATAATGAAAATGCTCTTGCTCTTGTTTATGATATTAAATGCCGTATTGAAAAGTTAGTGGCCGCAGAATGAAAATAGGTATTTTACATCGTGCAGGTTATGGCGATGCTGAAGCGGCATTGGATACCATTCTGCTCAAACATACAGATTACGATAGTCAACAACATCGTAGTTCAGGTAATAACGACATTGCTTGGATATTTTATATCACAGATGTCATTGCTAACAATCCAAAGTTTCAAGAAGATTTAAAAACTGTTAGATATCATTATGAAGATTTACTACTTGTAAATGAGGCTCAAGAATGATTGATCCCAAATCCCAACTAGGACACGCAGGCATCGCTGCCAATATTGCACACCTTGACCATCGTACACAAACTGCCTATGACCTTTGGCAACAAGAACTCTTGGAACTTGAATACTGGATTGACCAACAACAACAATTGGAATACTGTGAGGTAAAAGATGGATTTTGATACGCTAACTAAACATATCAAACTGTTGAATCAACATGAACAAGTCAAGCACCACCAACGAGCGACGGCGGCAATTGAAAGAATTAAAGAACTCCGCAGAATCACAAGGGCACAGCAGGAAACTACTGCCAGTGCGAACACCTCTGGGCCTGTTCGCTAATTCATATGTGGCTGCTCGACATCATAAAATCAGTCTTTGGACATTCTGGCACAAGGTCATGGATCCCCATGATGTTGACTATGTTATCGTTGACAGCACAAGCGGAATTGCCTCTGAATCAGAAATACCTAATGTATGATCGCAATGGTCCTACCTATCAATACACCAGTGATGCCACAGCCCATTACACTGACACAAATAACAGCACACCAACTAGAAGTGTGACACCTATTGCACACGCACAGTTGATAGTGGCTCCAGGTGGTAATATATATCTCTCAAACTTTTGTTGGGCAGGGGGTAACATCAATTAATACGACAAATACGGAAATTGTTTCAATAAGTACATCATTCGTAAATAATGTTTATATAATTCATGCAATAAATTCTGCGACAGGAATTTTAACTTGTAAAATTGCATCAAACACAT